GAAAAGAAAAAAACTGAAGTTTGTACTAGTTGCCGACACGAAGAATCAGACGATTCTTGGAAAGATCAAGTAAAATATGATAATATTAATTAATGGAGTATAAAAATGAGTAAAATGAGAATGTTTAAGTTTTGGAATGAAGCAGGTGACGAAAAAGAAAAAGAAGAAATGAGTTTGAAGAAGGCCGTTAGGTCTATTCAAGGCGATTTTAAAGATAAATTCATTGGTGTTGAATATATGAGTAAAAAAGGCAAAAAAATTACTGATTCTGTACAAATACCAATTGGAAGAAAAATAAGACAAGCAATGATAGCAGAAAAGCTGAAAGCAGAAAAAAAAACAAGGTTAAGTAATGGCTAAAATATCAAAAGGCTTTGTACCACACGAAAGACTGCCAAAAAAGACATCACAAGGCACAAGTAATAAAGTAAAAAAGAGTTCAATGAACAAAAGTAAAAAAAGATCGTTCAAAGTTTACAACTCACAAGGTAGATAATGCCAGCATGTGTTAGATCAGGTTTAGACGTTCATGTTGGTCATGCCAGCCCTACACCTAGTCCTTTTCATCAAACAGCATATACAGGTGGATCTCCAAATGTATCAATAAACGGCGCTGCTTCAATTAGAGTTGGTGACGCTACAAGTTGTGGTGACCCCGCTACGGCAGGTAGTTCTACAGTAAAGGTAAATGGCATAGCTATTCATAGAGTTGGTGATGCAACCGGCGGTCACGGTAGTTGGGTGGCTAATAACGCTTCTACTGGAAGTTCTAACGTAAATGCTGGTTAATAACGTATAAATATTGGTACTATGGCAGGATATGACGCATCATCTACAAATAAGAGTAAGAGAAGTATTAACAACTATAAAGATTTAGATTTAAATTTTACTAGAAATCCAGTTACACATGATGTAACTAGAATAGAAGATATTGATGCTGTAAAAAGAAGTGTTAAAAATTTAGTTCAAACTAATTTTTACGAAAGACCATTTCATCCAGAGTTAGGTTGTGGTATTAGAGAATTGCTTTTTGAAAATTATACACCAATTATTGGTATATTTTTAAAAAGAAAGATAGCTGAAGTTATCAATAGATATGAACCTAGAGTGTCATTAGTAAATGTTACTTTAGATGATGATCCCGATAGAAATAGATTAAAAGTTTCTCTCTATTTTTATGTTCAAAACGTACCTGATGCGGTAGTAATAGAAACATTTTTACAAAGGTTAAGATAAAATGGCAAGTAACAAATTAACAGTTTCCGATTTAGACTTTGATTCAATAAAAACAAATTTAAAAACATTTTTACAAAGTCAATCAGAGTTCCAAGATTATAATTTTGAAGGATCAGGATTTTCTATTCTTTTAGATTTATTAGCGTACAATACACACTACTTAGGTTTCAATGCTAACATGTTGGCAAATGAAATGTATTTAGACAGTGCTGATATAAGAAAAAATATAGTATCACTTGCTAAGATGTTAGGTTACACTCCTACATCAGCAAAATCTCCTACAGTTAATTTAGATATTTTAATTAATAATGCTTCAGGCGCTTCACTTACAATGTCTAAAGGAACAGTCTTCACATCTAGCATAAGTGGAAACTCTTATCAATTTGTTACAAACGAAATTTATACTTTAACACCAACAGATGGTGTTTATAAATTTCAAAATATTCCTGTTTATGAAGGTACATTAAACACTTTTAAATACACTGTTAATACTTCCGATCCTGACCAAAGATTTATTATACCTAGTGTTAACGCAGATACAACAACTTTAAAAGTTTCAGTACAAAATTCATCAGGCGATACAGCAACATCAACATATAATTTAGCAACAAGTATTACAAGTTTGGATTTAGAAAGTAAAGTTTATTTTTTACAAGAAGTTGAAGATGGTAAATTTGAAATTTATTTTGGTGATGGTGTTATTGGTAAATCTTTATCAGATGGTAATATTATAATAATGGAATATGTTGTTACGAATAAAACAGAAGCAAATGGCGCTTCTAATTTTACTTTATCAGGCGCAATTGAAACTTTTTCAGATGTTTCAATCACAACAGATTCAGCTGCTCAAGGTGGCGCTGAACCACAAACAAAAGAATCAATTAGATATAATGCTCCTTTACAGTACTCAGCACAAGACAGAGCAGTTACTACAAGTGACTATGAAACAAAAGTATTAGAGTTATATCCAAATGCTCAATCAGTTTCAGCATGGGGTGGCGAGAATGATGAAACACCAGTTTACGGTGTTGTAAAGATTGCTATTAAGGCAGCTTCAGGTTCCACTTTAACAGACGCTACAAAAGAAAGTATAGTATCTAAATTACGAAAATATAATGTTGCTTCTGTTAGACCGATAATTGTTGATCCAGAAACAACTTCTATTATTTTAACTTCAAACATAAAGTATGATCAAAAGGCAACAACAAAAAATACTAATACTTTAAAATCAGAAATTACAACAGCGATTTCAAATTACAATACAAACACACTACAACAGTTTGATGGTGTGTTTAGACATTCAAAAATTACAGGTTTAATTGATAACGTTGATAACAGTATTCTATCTAATGTAACAAGTTTGATGGTTAGAAAAACATTTACACCAACAATAAGTTCATCCACAAAATATGATATATATTTTAGAAATGGTATATTCAATCCACACTCAGGACACAAGTCAGTTGCCGGCGGTGTAGTTACTACATCAGGTTTTAAAGTACCAAATGATGAAAAGATTTATTTTCTTGATGATGATGGTATTGGAAATATAAGAAGATATTACTTTTCAGGTTCAGTAAGAACATATGCTAATACAACTCAAGGAACAGTTGATTATGCAACAGGTCAAATCACTATTAATTCTTTAAATATTTCTTCAATAGAAAATATAAGAGGAGCTTCTTCTAATGATATTGAAATAACTATTGAGCCAGCTTCTTATGATATTGTTCCTGTAAGAGATCAGATTATAGAAATTGATACAGCAAATTCAAAAATTACAGTAGAGTCAGATACATTTGTTGGTGGTTCATCCACAGCTGGTGTAGGATATACAACAACATCTAATTACTAATGGCAACATTTAAAGATAAAATATCCAACCTAATTAATAGTCAAACTCCAGAGTTTGTTGTTGAACAACATCCTAAATTTTTAGAATTTATTAAAACGTATTATACGTTTATGGAATCAGCTGAGTTAACTGTAACTTCAGTTCAAACAACTGATGGTATTTTATTAGAAACTGAAACAAATCAAATTAACGAATTGTTATTAGATGCTTCTCGTTTAGATACAGATAGAACACAACTAGACGCTGGCGATAAAGTAATTTTAGAAAGTTCTACATTTGGTAAATTTACTAGAGGTGAAACTATTACAGGTCAAACATCAAAGGCTACAACAACAGTTTTAGCGGAAGATTTAACTAATGGTCGTTTATTCATATCAGCACAAGATAAATTTATTGTAGGAGAAACTATACTAGGCAATTCATCTAATGCGAGTGCATTAGTTAACATATACAAACCAAATCCAGTAAACACTATACAAGACTTATTAAATTTTAGAGATCCTGATAAAGTTATATCAAATTTTTTAACTAAATTCAGAAATGAATTTTTAAGTACTTTACCTGAAGATTTATATACATCTATTGACAAAAGAAATTTAATTAAAAATATTAAATCACTTTATAGAACAAAAGGTACTCATAGAGGACATGCATTATTTTTTAAACTACTATTTGGTTTAGAATCAGAAACAATTTATCCTAGAGAAAATATGTTAAGAGTATCTGATGGTAAATGGGATACTCAAAAAATATTAAGAGCACTTGCTTCAGCTGGAGATACTTTAGATTTAGTTGGTAGAACAATAACTGGAGAAACATCTGGTGCTACTGCCATTATAGAAGATGTAAACAAATTACAAATTGGCGCTACTGAAGTTTCAGAATTTATATTAAACGAAGATACTACTGTAGGTACTTTTCAAATTAATGAAATTATTAAAGGTACAAAAACCGACGCTGACGATAGTTACATCAAAGCTTCTGTTACAGGTATACCTGCTACACAAACAATAATTAATAATGGAAGTTTATATAATGAAAATGATACAGTTACGGTTACGGGGGGTGGTCAAGGAGCTAATGTTCACATTGAAGCTGTTGGTCGAGGTAAGATCACAGAATTTATAATTGGCAATAGTGGTGTTAATTATCAAATTGGCGATGATTTAATATTTACAAATACTGGAACAGGTGGCGGATCAGTTAAAGCAAAAGTTTCAATTGTTAATGGTGGATTTATCCAAGAAGATTCAACTTCTTTAACGGAAGATCATATTGTATTTGAAGATGAAACTACTAGAGGTGATTTGTACACAGGAAATAAACTTGTACAAGAGAGTGGTACAGGTACAGGTGATATAACAGATATTAGAATTATTAATGCCGGAAATAATTATAAATCTTTACCTACTGTCGTAGTAGATGACACAACTGGTAGCGGAGCAACTATATTTGCCTATGGTGCAGATATTGGTAGAGTATTAGGATTAAAAGTTATTGAGTCAGGTTTCGGATATGAAGCAACTCCTACTCCACCTACAGTAGCATTACCTAGTTATATAATAGTAAAAAATTTATCAGGTTCTTATGTAACAGGAGAAACAGTTACTGGAGTTAATACTAGTTCAGTTACAGTTACAGCAACTGTTGTATCTTACAAACCAAACACAGGTATTTTAAAAGTTTCAAGTCCAACAGGATCGTTCGCAGTAAATACAACAATAACATCAGCAGGCGGCGCACAAGCAATCGTTGCGAAAAATGATTTAGCAACTTCTACTATGACTATTGGTAGTGTCGTAGATACTTCAGGCGCATATTTATCACAAGATGGTCAAATTTCACAAACATCAATGAGAGTACAAGATAGTTTATACTATCAAGATTTTTCTTATGTTATTAAAGTTGGCCGAACAATAAATGACTGGAGAGATAGTTTCAAAAAAACTATGCACACTTCAGGATTTTATTTTACAGGTCAAGTTAATATAGAAAGTAGAATCAATGCTAGAATTACTTTCCCAATTACAGGAATTGTATCAGGCGGAGTTCAAACTCCACTATTCAGCATACTTAATACTTTGTTCTCTAGTATTATTGGTCGAAGATTAGGTACAGTTGATGATGGAACTTCATTAAGAGCAAACGCTCATTTAGTAGGTGAACCTGATTTTCTTACTAGTACAGTATCACCGTTTACTTCAAATACTAGAGATATAACATTAAAACGAGCACCCATTAATATTACATACCTAAGTAGAGTTAGAAGAGTAATAAACAATGTAAATATAGTTCAAGGTTTTGCTTCAGCAGGCCCTAGATTTAGTACACTAAATAAGTTTGCTAATACAGCATTTGGAACTAGTAATACTCACTCTGGTATTAATTTTAAAGAATTAAACAATATTTTAGTTACAGGTACTCGTTCTTCTTTAGATGGTCAAAACGCTATATTTTTAATGACTTCTAATAAAGATGGACAAACATTAAGAACAAATTTTGCGTTACCTACTCAAATAACACACAATAGAGATGTAACGTACACTGGAACTTATTTAACATTTGACAGCGGTACTGTTACAATGGATAAAAATTAACGTATAAATATAGACTAGAGGTATTAAGGTATTATGGCTAAACAAACAATCAACATTGGATCAACCGCAAATGACGGAACCGGCTCTACTTTAAGAGTTGGTGGTGATCTAATCAACGATAACTTTAACGAAATTTATACAACTTTTGGAGATGGGTCTACTTTAAGTAACGCAATCCCAGGTAAAGTTCAAGGAGCTAATTTTACAGGAAGTTTATTAGTTGGCCACTCAATAACAGGAGCTTTAAATAATGCTAAAGAAAATACTGGAATTGGAATTGAAGCTTTAGATGCTTTAACTTCTGGTGATGACAATGTAGGTGTAGGTTATAGAGCTGGTACAGCAATTACAACTGGACATAGTAACACTGTTATTGGTAGAATGGCTG